CAAGTATAATTTTCATTATGAAGTATTATTTCTCTTACACCTGCTACTTCGCACATCACTCCGTCAAACGCACCAAGTTGGACCAAAGTTCCGGTATTTCTTAAATAGTGCCGATAATCAAACATTAGAATTCCTTTTCACATTAATATATTTAGATTTTAATTTTACAGTTTAATGTGTTAGAAGTCAATGGTTACTTTGAATTCTTTATTTTAAGATCTTTTGGCATTTTGATATTCTTATCTTTGATAAGAGTTTCTAAACCTCTAGACCCGGGGCTTTGCGGGTCTAGAGTCTGTTGGCGTATATCCTTCACTGCTGGTGTTGGATTGAGTTTTCTCTTTACTAAACTACGTTCCATCTATTATTTATTGAAAAAATCTCTATTAATAAAATGATAATCAGCATCAAAATCATTTTGGGAGAATTTTTCAAAAACACATTCAAAACCAATTGAATCCATATAAGCTATCACTTCTCTAGCATTAGGTGCTCCTTTATTGAAATCAACTTCTTGTAATTCTAATATTACGTGTTTAACAGACTTAATAAAATTACTAGATCCCTTAATGATATCGAGCTCAGCGCCTTGGACATCAACTTTTATTAGATCTGGAATTGGAAATCCGCGCTTTTCCACAATAGTATTGAGTGTTATTGTTTTAGATTCTTTTGCAGTTTCTTCTGAGTAGATTTCATCGGCATTTGGATAGAACTTTTTAGTATTTTCTTTATAATAACTATTTCCACCTGGATGTTCGTCATTCCGATAAAATTTTACAACTTTATCGTCTTGATCACTAAACACTCCTATTTCGTATCGCATATTGTTTTCTTTATATAAAAATTCATTAACATCTGCTGCTTCAAATGCAATATATTCTGTATTTGGCCAAACCTCCTTTGCTAGATTAGTCCAATGTAGAACACATGCACCTACGTCGTATATCACTTTAGGTTCAGATAGCTTGAGTTGATCCTTTATGAACATGAGATAGTTTTTATGTGGAGGCCCAATTGGTCTTTCGTTAGATAAGTTTTTCAATCTGGTTTGTATATCAACTTTTGGGGTTACAACTGGGTTAATGATACTTGGCGATAAAACTTTTTGAGATACCTTCCCCATACGTGTAGTATCGACATTAAATGTAAATTTTCCAGTATGATGACAAAGGATCGAAGTATCTGCCCAAAGTTTAAATCCTTTTTCAGCAGCCTTCCTACAAAAAGTAACATCTTCGGATATAGTATCCTTATGATCGATCGCTGAAAAATATTGAAATTGAGGATAGCCAATATCGACTATTACCTTTTTCTTTACTAACGTGCAGCCAAATCCGCATCCCGCGATCTCATATAACCTATTTGGAGAAAGCTTTTCAATTGGAATATTAGTCATTCCGCCATTTGGAATGCTTTCGTAGACTTCCAATGTATGTGTTCCAGGAATTCTTTGGATATACAATCCACAAACAACATCCTTATCGTGTGCTAATAACTTAGCTAATGTATCTCTAGAGAATGAAATATCACTATCTACTGAGAATAGATAATCATACCCTCTTGTAACCCAATCTGCTATTAGATTTCGCACTTGATCTACTTGATAGCCAAAGAAGTATTGAAAATCAACTTCATATCCTTCTGGAATTATTAAGTCATATATTGCCTTAAATGTTGTAGCTTCGATATTATTAGCTGTTGGTATTGCTATTAGTATCTTTTTTTTCGGTAAGTTGCTCATTTTTCCTATTATCTTTCCCGCATTGCGTGTTTGTTCTTCACCGTTAATTTTATAATCATTAATTGGATTAGTATCATTGTAATTATAAACGATTTCTTGTAAACATTTTATCTTATCTGGATTGGCATTTTCAATTAGAGAATAAAATACTGATCCATCACCGCCTGCTCCAAACCATTTACCGTTTTCGTCTTGGAATGCACTATCTTCAATACCATCTAACAAGAATCTTTTAAAAGTTCTTAGATGTGTGTATGGCATAATCCAGCTAAAATGATGTGATCTATATGCCTTTGTTGACTTGATCTCTTCAGGATAAGGTTGAGAAATAAGAGGAATACTATCAATCATGCTCCAACAACTACCATAAGTGAATTCAGCATCTTCGTATACTCCATTAAAATATGAAAATATACTATTATCATTAACTAAACTATCATCACCGTCAATTAGCATAATAATAGCTTCTGGATTCTCTATTATCCTAATATTTTCAATCTGATTTTTTACAGCACCTTGGTTTTTTGTGTTAACGATTAATGTAAACTTCTCTCTTATATTGATTGGAAGAGAATTTAATGCATCAGTTGCAAATTTTACAGTATTATCAGTAGAACAATCGTCGATTAGTAGTACTCTATAGTTTTCATAATCTTGTACTGCTATTGATTCTATACAGCGAGCAATATACTTCTCGCAGTTATAAAACGGAGTTATAACAACTATTTCTTTTTCTTTTCCGAATTTATAAGATTCGAGTTCTACAGTATTATGATAACGACGCTTCCAAATCTTATGGACCTTATGATTTAGTTGAGTTACTGCCTTATATTCATTAAGTGGTAGGTAGTTTCCAGTCGAACGGACTATATGTTGTTTCCACTGTAGTGCTACACTATCCCATCCAGCAATATCCTTGACTACATTGCAATAATACTGTTTCTGTTGATGTAGATAAGGATTATGATATGCTTCAATCGTCATCCTTACAAATTTTTCAACCTGATCGTCTAGATTAATATTTGGAAACAATCCATTAGGCTCAATCGCATAATCGATATGATAACATGCTCCTTCGAGCGCGATTTCTTCAAGTGCGCCAAATCGACAAGTTAGCACTGGCGTATTATACAATAGTGATTCTAAAGTAGAGATGCCAAATGTTTCTGGAAAGGCTGCTGGATATATCATAAAGTTTGCTCTTGTTAATATATCTGCAATATCTCTTTGTGGAATAACACCAGTAAATTCAATTCCTAGATCGGCATTACGTTGATCGTCAGCCATTTCGCGCCATTTCTTTTCTTGCGCATCGGGTTCTGAACTCTTACTGAAACGATAATAACCACCAATTACCTTTAGTTTAGCTTCTGGAATATATTGTTTAACTTTAGGCCAAATCCTTTCTACTAATGGAATCATGCCCTTAGTAGCACTAGCATTATAAACAAACAGATTACGATCTTTAGCAGCTATATTAACTTCTTTGTTATAATTACGAGCTCCGTTTCGTGTAATGAAGAGTTTTCTCTTCAACACTTCAAAATTTCTCATACGTCCGTGATTACAATTGGCGATATATGTTAGGTGCCAATCACTTAATGTGAAAATATCTGTAATACGATCGCTTATGGCTAGATCTTCGATTAAATTATCACCTAAACAAAAAGTATCATGCATCCATAATATTCTCATCTTAGCTTTGGCTAAAATTCGATTATACAAGTTCATATTTTGGAATGGAATGCATCGATTATCGTGTAATCTTGGATAATCAGCTGGAGCAGTGAATGGTATGACTGTCCTAGAGCTAATCACTACATCAAAATAATGATCGTTTGCTAAATCAGTTAATGGGCGATATGTAACATTATTATACACTCCGGGAGATGCATGGTCTATATTACAATTATTGAACACTGTTACTTCAAAATCTAGGTCAGCTAATTCTTTTGCAATCAATATTATGGCGCTTTCACTGCCGCCAAGTCCTTGTTTTTCTAATGTTGTTCCATCAAATGGAATACCTATGATATCGATAAATGCTATTTTCATATTAATCTATTTTCCATTTCTTTACTTGCGAAATTAATTTTACTATAGTATAATTTATTATAGTTTTTATTATATAGAAAAATTTCAAGAGAGTCAAGGATGATCATAAGTATTATCAAATATAAGAGATGCCAATGTATGCTTTAGTAGAATTGCACGACGAAAAATACCAACCACTCGCTGATTTAACTTGGGAATCTAATAAAGTTCCATATGCTAAACGGCATGGATACCAATATTTTTGTAAAAAAGATAACCTTCGAGAAGGAACTGCGATGGGTTATCAAAAGATTTGGTTCATTAAAGAATTAATGGAAGAGCATCCCGAGATCGAATGGTTTTGGTGGACAGGCACTGACACTATGATCATGAATTTTAGCACGAGGCTTGAAGATCGTATCAACAATGCCTATCATTTTATAGTTTGTGTTGATGTTAATGGAATTAATGCTGATAGTTTTCTCATACGCAACACTCCACAAGGGCGTGAATTTATAGATAGCGTGATTGCTACTGAGTCTCAATGCGCACACGAATGGGATTGTGAACAGCGTGGAATGGCTAATGTGTTAGGGGTGCCATATACAGGTCAATATATCGGTGCTTATCCTGATAAATTCCAAATTACTAATAGATGGAAAGATATAGTAAAACTTTTCCCCCAGCGTTATATGAATGGATATAATTATAATTTCTATCATTATACTGATCATAGAGATTCTTTTGGATACAATGGTAATTGGAATTTTGGTGATTGGTTAATACATTGGCCCGCTATCAATTTAGAAAATAGGATAAATCTTTATCATCAATATAAAGGTTATATAATCGAATGAAAATATTCATTACTGGATCGACTGGATTTGTTGGAATGAATCTTGTAGAATTCTACAAAGATCATGAAGTTTTTTCTTTCACTAGAGATCAAAATTTAAAAGAATCATTGGAATATTTTAAACCAGATGTTATTATAAATTCTGCTGCTGACATATACAATGCAGATGCGATGTG